CCCCTTTCGTCATGAAATTTAGAGTACTTCGACACTGATACGGTCATAGTCTAGTTCCTCTCTGTTTGAGAAGTAATAACGACCGATCATCTCTGCAAGATCTTCTGGGAATTTAGCCTTTCCGTTAAGGTAGGCCTCTTCATTATGAGGCATGATCTTCCCACATTCTTCATATCCTAGGCCAGCCGATATTGCTTTTGGGTCATTGATGAAGACCCTAGCGTCTCTTCCATAGAGCAAATTATTCCACGGATTCCTGTGGACTGGCGACCAATGAGGCTGCGACGAAGAAGGTCCATCCACCGCCTTATTGTGATGGGCTTGAATATCCTTCACTATGACCCAGTCCATTCCAACTGCTGCATTCAGAAAGGGGAAGGTGCTCTCGGTGCAATATGCTGCGAATACATCAGGAATCACAAGCCCAAATTTATCGAAGATAGACCTATGGAAAAGTTGAGCATGGAGATTAATAGCCACACCTAGAGGAAGCTTAAAATCCTCTCCAAGGATTTGTACGTTGTGGCTATTCTGTTTGCCACCAAAGACTTCATATCCAGTATCTGTATCTGTTTGTAAAGACACCATTGAAGACTCACCGAGTCGCTCAGCCATCTGCGATAGCGAGGTTTTATCCTTGAGCTTAACTCCAGAATCAACAAAGAACTGAGCAATATGCCCATTGTCAAAGACTCTGACAGTCTTATTAAAAGTAACGTTAACGATATATCTGTCTTTGAATTGACAGATCTTCACGACATCTCCATAGCGGCTCTTCAGAGAAGCTATACAGTCGTCAGAATTCAGGCAGGAAGAAACTACAACCTGCTGAGGGTAGTCCTGCTCAAGTAGTGTATCTATACACTCACTATACCAGTCTGTCTTGTCGCCGTTAATGCCACAGGTATTATAAACGGTCAAAATCATGACTTCGTCTTTCTAAGTGCTGAAAAATAAACGCCTTCATGAAATCCATCACTGGCTGGAAAGTAATACTCAGACAGGATCTCTACTTTTAGATCTACTAGTGAGTCTTTCACCGCCCTAACTACCTCCGGGGATTTGACTTCATCATAGTCATCTACGATGTAGATGAAATCATCTGCCATAGCTGAATAGAATTTTACCAAAGCATCATACTGATCCTGATAGCCGTGTGGACCATCAAAAAAGTAAGCATCAAATGGCCCAGAAACCATGACATCCCAACAGCTCTTTTCTCTAATCTCTACTGTGTTATTACCTCTGACCGAGTTCATGCGGTTGTAGAACTCATCTCTCGAACTATTCGGCCCCCAATTCTGAGACCAGTCATCAACGCCAAGAGCAAAGACGGAATTCCCGTAAAGAGCGGCTTCAAAAGTCCCGCCCCTATAAAGGCCAATCTCAAGATATGAAGAGACATCAGAACAAACAGTATTCAGAATGTTCCTAACGTACCTTCCCGTCAAATCCATTCCTGAGGACCTTCCACCATCTGGAAGCTGAGACCAGTTCTTCTTTTTTACCGCGTTATCCAAAATATTTTGAATTCTCATTCAACTGCTCCATAAAATATTGAGTTGGTCTTCTAAAATACTCTCTCACGTACTCATTGAAGAATCTAACTGAATTCTTCCCGTAGTAGTCGATTTCTGCAATACTCATCTTAGAAACATCGGCCAGTCCGTCTTCCATATCATTTGGGTCAATCTGAATATAGAATGGAAGATGATACTCATTACCAAATAGGATATTGTCTCCGATAATGATAGGAAACCTACCGAGAAAACACGATTCAAGATATCTAGCCGAGTCTACCCCCGTTCCTCTCGGGCACAAACTGAACGTAGCAGCTTCCATGCATCCGAGCATGTAACCGTGATCCTCAGAAGAATCAGAGGCCCCCTTCCACTTATCAGTTAAATGACCATAGTGCGAAAGCCCTAAGTGCTTTACGGTAGCAATCATACTCTTTCGGATACCAAGCGGATCTGGAAAGCCGGTAAAAGAGAAGGCCCTATTGTAAGTCGGGATATAGGATGCCTTTTTCTTCACCAGCGACATCAGAAGCTTTGAAAAGGTAGGTCGAACAATAATGTTCTTGAGAAATGGTCGGTAGTCTTTCTTGACTCCATTAATACAGAGGATGTACTTCTTGAGCCAATCGTGTGGCACATTACTTCCAAGCCAATCTCCCTCTATATCGGCGACATGATTAAAGTCGCCATTGTAGTACTCCGGATTGATATGCAATGAGTCAGTATCATTAAATTGGCCCATATAGAAGTATGAAGCCATATCTGGGTCATTAGTGATGGACAAATCTGAATAATGCAGATTCGACCTACAGAACGGAACGCAGCCTCTGTAAACCGGATCGTCATCATGGACTGGATTTTTCGCCCAAGGATAGATGTATAGCTGGTTCTTAACCCATACCGGCTCTCTCATATTGCCCCCTTGAGCTTAACGATATCGTTTTCGATCATAATCTTCGCCGTCTGATAAATGGCCGCGTTATCGGTGGCCCTTCTTCTTATATGACCTTCTCTGGCGGTATCATCAAAGTCAGATTTACTAAAAGTCCAATGCATATGCTCGACCAGAATATTATCAAGATAAACCGCCCTGCCAACTCCACGAGCCACATCCATGATATAATTATCTGAATAGTCGACACTAAAAATAGGAGGGCATAGATACCCGAGTATATCATACCATTTCCGATGAAAGAACCCATGAGTGCCTAAAACTTCTCCATGATGTCCGTCATTTGGATATACGTAAGCTATTTTATCTGGGATACCATCGAACGCCGCCAAAACTACCTTGTCCCATCCATGAGTCCTAAAAACTATATCATCGGCGGCTCCCATTAGAATATCATGCTTGGCACAACCAGCACAAAGATTATGCAGATCCCCATATATGGTCCCAGTGGGGATTTCTACTACTTTAACCGAGATCCCAAACCCACTCCCGAGTTCGGCGGTATAATCAAATGTTTCACTATCGCCCTGATCAACTGCTACGATGAACTCAAGAGGAGCACTTGATGTCATCAAGGCGGAACTGGCCATCCCAAGGAAGCCTAGCCTCCTCTTTCTGGTTGGACAAAGTATGCTTATAGACATTCGACCCTACCCCAAAAAGTTGAAGCGGCGTTATAACAAGCTTCTGCGAACCCCTCTGGGTCCTCGTCGTACATATGCTGAGCCCCTATTATTCCGTTTGTCAGCATCTCGGGAACCCCACAGACCATAGCCTCTCCCGCAGATCGGCAAAAAGGTTCATAAATTGGTGGCATATGATACCAGCCACGAACTGAGTTGTAAAGATCAACCATTTGGAAATGGTCGACTTGCCCAAGAAAGCTGACATTTTTCAGCTTCACCCTTTCTTCAAAACCCGGCCCCCATCCAGCCACTAGGAACTGCTTATCTGGATTCCGCTCTACCACATCGAAGAACTCATGAGTGCCCTTTAGGGGGTGCATGAATCCAGAGTAAAGAATACAGTCTTCTCTTTTACCGAACCGATTGCAAAATGACCGATCAATAGGGTCAGGAACAAACTCCACATTTACAAAATAATCCCCATAGTGCTTCCTGAAACACTCATAATGAAACCTTGTTAGGAAGAAAGACGCTTTGCAGTTCCTCCAAAGGAGGAATCTCTTGTCATTAGACAAGTACCTATTCATATCATGTTCGAGCCTAATATGGTTGGGTTGACCGTCAAGCCACTCTACCACATTGCCAATTATCTGAGAGATCGCCTCAAGATTAGACGATATGATCCAATCATATTCCTTTTGAAAAAGAGAGATATCCCCATCATAATGGAAGACAGAGATCTCATGACCTCTCTTGATACCCTCATCAACTATTAGCTGATTACTTCTCTGAGCCCCACCAACTGTATGATGCAGGCCGAAATCAGAAATTAGCAATATCTTCATTTAGCCACCTAAAATTTAATCTTACCACGAACTATATCAAATAACATACACCAATCTGCCGCCTTAGCCCAAATGGGTCGTTTAAAAGCCGCAGGCGTATTCTTCTCAAAGAAGAAATGGCCAGACCAAGCAAACGGATAAACTACGAATGGAGTCAATGGCAGTAGTGACCAAAACCAGCTACCATTAACCACAATCATTGATAAAAACATCACCGTCATCAGTTGGCCCAAAACATGCAATCTTCGACATGTTTTATTTTGATGTAAGGTAAGATAATGTATATAATACTCACCAAATGTCATTTTACCCACCTGTACTTTGTTCATTTATTCCTCCAGTCAAGACGCACCGCCCCCATAATCCTCTTCACCTGAGAGGAATTTCCTAGTGCTTTGTGTCTCCTCCGGTCTGTTTGTTTATCTCTTGGTGGTTTCAGGCCCTGATTAAAGGAAAGGTGCGGAATTCAACGCTACCTCTGTGCCCTTTAGGGCACCCTGAACAGACTCCTTGGATGTGCCTCCCTGCGGTAACGGGACAGCACCTCTTCAACACTCAGTCAGTGAACTTGCTTCGGCTAACATTCAACCGGACGCCTTGACACGGTCACCTGCTGGATTTGCACAGACAGGCGTTTTATTACACGACGCTCCATTCCTCAACTCATTCACTGTTTTGCCACTGTGCCCGATTGCTGTTTGAGCCTTCGAAGTTGGGCGACCACCACTCAGGAGCTTTCGCTCATGTCTAGTATAGCTTTTCGCCGACGATTGGTCAAACTTTCATTGACTTCTTCCGCCTTCCGGGCTAAAATAAGATGGGATTCTCATCTTTTCCAAAAGAGGCACGACATGATCGGTAATCAGATTGTTATTCACGGCAACATCGTAAAAGAACCAAAAATCTTCACAGACAAGAGATTTGCCATTATTCGCTTAGCATCCAACTATAATGATAAAAGAGATGGTCAAAAGACCATGTTCTTTGATGTCAAGGTATTTGGAGACAGAATGGGCGATATTGATTACTTTGATCCTCAAGTTGGAGATCGTCTTGCAGTAACTGGCTCCCTAGCCCTAGATGAGTACGAGAAGGACGGGTCGCTGCGAAGCAGCATGGTAATCTACTGCGATCACTTCGAAAAGATCTGGAGGAAGCCTAAGTCGGCTACCTCAGAAGACAAAACAGACCAAGCTTCTAAGGCAGACTTTTGAAAAAGATACTGGTGGTACTCAACAACGGAGCACAGATATCTTCTGTATTAGATAACGATACAGCTAATAAAACTATCGATCAATTCTACAATCTCTGTTCTTCTAATATTGATGATAATTGTTTTGAACTGTCTGTTAGAAATGAACTAGATAAGCTAGAACACACATTAATACCTTTAAGGAGCATACTCTATGTCTCATGTAGAGAGCAAGTATAAATACTACGCCCCATCACAATTATTGCAATGGTCTTCACTATCAAGCGATACTGTGAGGGTCGGCGATGAAGAAGGTGGCTCCGTAGGGTTCATTCCTTTTTACCGAACAAGAGAAGAAGTTACAAACCTCTTCGGCGAAGTTCAAATCATGGAGTTTCAAAGTGTCGAAAAAGCTGAGAGACAAGAAGAAGTACGCCCGTCAACGTGCTGTAAAAGAGAAGGTGGGCAAAAAGAGAGAAAAACTACGTGCAGAGGCAAAGGTTGCAAAGCTAATCGCTCAGTTGCGGAAGGAGATGGGCGGTGTTGAATCACGACGTGCTGATACTTCAACAGAGGGTGACTTACTTGGAGGCTCTCGTGGTCCGACTGAAAACAGGACCGATGTGTTCGAATAGCTATGAGGGACTGGTTGAATTTGCCGATTTTTTGATCACAGTCGGCGAAGAAGAAGATTCCCATTTACACGAGGCGGCAGGGTTGGCCTTGAAAAAAACTGCCAATAGATTAAAGGTATACATGGAATGAAGCTTAATTTCACATTTGGCTATAACTCGACCAGTTTTGGACTTCATGGTAGTTATACTCTAAAGTGTTTAACAGAAAAGGGTTGGGACGTTCGGCATATCCCGATTGGGCAAACACGACACGAACCAAATTTCCCAGTTTCTAACACAAAATTCCACCACGATGCTCCGTCTTTGCGGCTTTGGCATCCCAATGATATGGCCCAATTCACGGGCAGTCCAAAAATAGCCTTCACGGTATTTGAACTAGAAGAACTATCGGACACAGAGGTCCACAATCTATCCTATCCAGACAAGGTGCTCGTTCCGACCCAATGGGCAGCAGATATTTGCGATAGGCATGGCATCAAAGCTTCAGTGGTCCCGCTTGGCTATGATGAGTCTATCTTTTTACCGACTGCTCCCGAGCTGGGCACCCATACAATCTTCGGCAATTTCGGCAAATGGGAGATCCGAAAGGGTCACGATGTCCTAATTAAAGCGTTTAATGCTGCTTTTGAGAAGGATGATGAAGTCACCTTAGTAATGATGCCAACCAATGGTTTTCTTACTTGGGAACAGACTAGGGCTTGGGAACGCATGTACTTAGAATCAAAACTTGGAGATAAGATTCAAATAGTACCGCGTGTAAATACCCATCACGATGTTGCTAAAATTATGTCTCAAATAACATGTGCTGTTTTCCCAGCCAGAGCCGAAGGCTGGAATATGGAAGCACTGGAAATTATGGGCTGTGGCAAAGAGATTATCATCACAAATTGCACTGGTCATACTGGATTTATAAATGAATCTTGCCGAATGGTAGAGATGAAAGAAGAGTTTGAACCAGCCTACGATGGCGTATTCTTTAATGGGACATCCAGATGGCGGAAGTTTACGCAAAGTAGTTTTGAGCAGTTGGTTGAGCACATGAGGACTGTACATAAGAACAGGTCGTCACTGCGGCTAAACGAAGCCGCTGTTGCACAAGCCAGTAAATTTACTTGGAAAGAAGCTGCCGATGTTCTGGAAAAAGAAATCTGTTCCGCAAAGAAGTGAGTATATTTCATTCTACGTAGAAGACGACGAACTAAAAGTCGAATTCGGTGTTGATGACATCAATAAGCTAACATATATTGCGGACCTTATCTTAAATGGTATGGTCCGCAATTCTTGTTTTCAGACTATAGAATCAAAACTTCGAGAAGGAGGTATGTGTCTAGAAGCTGATTATTTTGCCAAACGAGTCAACAAAACAATTAAACCTAGTGAGTATACGCCATGACAGATAAAAAGATAGCATGGGAAAAGTGGGTCGACTTTGAGGAAGATGAAGAAGAAGTTTTTGATGAAGAGTCAGAAGAGGGCGAAGAATTAATGCAAGATATGGAGATGGTCCCGCTGGGGATCAGAACTCCTATAGGTGTTTATAGCCCATTTGACCCAATGCTTCCGTCGCGAATGTTCGATTGCTGGATATGTCATACTAATTTTGACATTACTGAATCCGACAAAGCCGCCCTAGATCTTGTTGATGGCATAGAAGTCCTCAAAATAATGAGCAGATACCGATTTTTCATTGGTATTGGCAAAATGTTCTCACTCACAGATGTGCGTCCGCTGGTCGAGACCGCCCTGAATCTAAAAAGTACTAGTGTAATTGAGAAAATTATTCTAGAAATCAGCAGTAAAAAGAAATGGGCAGTCGGCATGTACAAGGACGGCTCCCATGTGGTCATAACATCTGAGTCAGATGAAGACATGGAATACGATGATAAATTGGCCAAATTGAAAGACTCTGGAGTGGCCAATATAGTAACCTCAGATGAGTTCTAGACGTATTTATTATTAGGAAGACAGGACTTTTACTTTACTGGAAAAACTGGACGGTTGTTCTGGAGATTGTACTATGGCACTATTGCCAACTGGTTATGTTGTTAGTTGCAGAGGTACTGGGGTTGCTCCATTGGAGCAGATTGGGGCTGTGGCACTCGGTATTACCGATGCTTCTACGGTTACCACTGGAAACCCTTTCACGCAGACGTTGTCGCTGCATAGCTCTATCACCTCAGGAGTTATGTCAACTCGAAGAAGTGTTCCCGTTGCTCTGAGTGGAACGTTCCACACCTATAGTGCTCAAAAGGCACTTTCGGCTGGTACTTTCGCTTATGATCCTAATGCATTCCTGATTCAGGGTTACAGCACGACGATCAACGGTATTGCGAATAACGCACTTCTGTTCACGGACGGGGATCAGTTCCGCCTGCGACGTGCTCTTATCCAGAAATCTTGGGGCTACAAGTATTCTACAGCCATTCGGGCCGGATATTTCAGCTTCACAAAGATTGCTGGCAAGAGAACCAACTGGTCAACTGCTCCATCATCATTGAATGACACGTTCCGGTCTACTACGAACAACGGTAATGCTTCTAGCGACGAAGCACAGTATGTCACGTTTAGATCTGTTCCGGGCGAACTGACCTACATGGATGGATCACGCAATCCAATCACTGACGAATACCCAGCAATAACTGGTTAATCAAATCGACTTGGGGGCGAAAGCCCCCGAGTCTTCTTTACTCAAGGGGCTTTAGCCATGAACTTTCTATCTAAGCTTAAGAATGCTCTGTTTGGCGAATCAGAACCGTCTAAATCAGCGACTGGTGCTGTTGATGTAGTGGACGTTGCCAAGGTTGCTCGCACAGGCCTGCTGATGGGCCTTGCTACGGCTGTCACATATATGCTTGCAAATGTCAAACCAGAAATGTTTGGCGATCATGCAGGAATTGCCGCTCTGGTGCTTACAGTAGTTGGGGAATTTTCTTTGAGGTTTTTGAAATCAAACGGGAAATAACATGGATACGATTTATGATTTTTTGGTGGCCAACAAGCTGCCTGTTGGTGGCGGACTGATTGCTGTGGTTATGCTGTGGGACAAAATGAAACTAGCTTTCGCTAGTGTCAAAAGCAAGATCAAGCTTCCATCTCTGTCAAAGACTGAGCCAGACCAAGAATTGGTAGATCAAAGTGCCATCAAGCACATTCGAGATAGAGCCGCTTCTTTTGGAGATAAAGAGCTTACACTCCTGATCAAAGAGATTGATACAAGATTCTACGACATTCACTCAGGAGTAAAAAATGAGAAGTAAGCTCTTCGTACTCCTTGCTCTGATTGTGATGTCGTGTTCTGCATTGGCTGTGGATAAAGATGCAGTGGCTAAAGCCGTCAAAGACGATAATATCTCAGCACAAGACTGCCGAAAGTGGTATACGGTCTACAAGGGTGCGTACATTTATGTCAAAGAACTTGATGCCGTAGGCTCAAAAGACTTTGGCGATGTCTTTGATAAGATCGTCTTGGTGAGAGACAAAACTCTTCCAGCTAAGGGCAACGCCAATTTCGTCAAAGCCACAGATCTGTCCGCTTATGCCGAAGCTGACTTTACAGCAGACAAAAGAACTGATCTAGCTGAAGACCTATACAAAATCTGTGAAGGCCTCAAGGCGGGAATGAAATAATGGAAACTTATAACATTTCTGGTTGGGTTGACCTACCAGAAGAAGTAGACGCTGTTGAATCTGAATTCGGTGTATTCGGATCAGTAGCGTCTTTTCTTACAGGCACTGGCAAAGGTAAAATAGCTTGTCTGCATGATAACTATACCAAAGCTGGTTCTAGTTTCTACTACGTGAATCAGGGTAATATAGGTAGCTGTGTTAGTGCATCAGCATCATTAATAGTAAATACCCTTATGGCTACAGAGATAGCCAACGGAGAAAGAGAAGTTCTGAAGGGGTGGACTAGTATAGAGCCACTATACTATGGTGCCAGAATCGTAATAGGTGGCAATAGAATAAGAGGAGATGGTGCTCTTGTAGCCCATCAGATTAAATATATCAACGAATATGGTACTCTACTAAAACAGAAGTATGGAGCTATTGATCTAACGGAGTACTCTGTAGATAGATGCCGCAAATGGGGTACTGGATCTGGCTTCCCTAAAACTCTAGAAAATATCTCTAAAGATCACACTGTTTCAATCTTTTCTAGAGTCAAATCTTATGAAGAAGCAAGAGACAGTATTGTAAATGGATATCCTATTGAAATCGGCTCATCTTATGGTTTTGCCAGCGAAACCGATGAAGAGGGTTTCTGTAAACAAAATACCACTTGGCAGCACGCCCTATCTGTTATTGCAGTAGATGACGACAGTAAAAGAAAAGGGTGTATGATATCTAACACTTGGCCTCTTAGCTGGCTCAAGATTCGCAAACGTAAACTCAATCAACCAGATGGGTGTTTCTGGGTTGACGCCGAAGTCATAGACAAGATGATGAAAAATGGCGATGGGTGGTCAATTGGTGGATTTAACGGCTACAAGAAGCCAGTCAATACAAATGTGAGCTGGTAGGATACCAAATGAAAAATATATTGATCGTCATAATCATAATACTCATGCTTCTGCCAAATTCCTCAGGTCCTTCAGTAGTCTCTGCGGACGTATCTGCCGAAGACTTTGAAGCATATGGAATTGCTGGTGCTCTGGCGATGCTTCCCGGCAAGGAAGCTACACCAGATGTGCCAGTTCCGGTCCCAACCCCACCAACCCCGGTGACAGATGAATGCAAGTGTGTCAACGGGAAAGTATCATATGATGGTGGGACTTCTCTGACAGACTGTCCATGCAAAAACTCTGACAAGAATTGCGGATGCAAGAAGGCAGCGAAAGAAATACCAGATCTATTCCCACGCACGGTACTGGTGACGCAGCCATCTGTTTGTTCTCCATGTGTAAGCGTAGATAAGAATCTTGTAACCAGACTAAGAAACGAAGTACACAAGAAAGCTGGATGGGATGTAGGCCCAGAAGCATTCAATGATTTTCAGGTTCTTGACCTTGATGATGAGTCCGCATCTTCCGAAATTAAGAGGCTTAACCTAAGCTACACAGCTATTCCTACTTTCTTCTACATCAAGAGTGATGGAGTAAAGAAGATTCATACTGGGTCTATGTCATACGATAGTTACATCAAGTGGTCTAAAAAAAACTAGATACTTCGTACTCTCGTGCCAGCCATCTCAAGTGGAAGCTCAACGGATCACTCTCTCCTGATAGAAATCAATTAATTCAGCACCTACAATCACAGCACGGGATATCAAACCTAGCCGATTTATCATACACAGAACTATTAGCGATTCACGACGACGACCATAATGGAGTATACAATGAATCTAATAGATCTTTTTGAACAGCTTGTAAAGAATAAGACGGTTGAAGTATCAGATGGTGTAAACGTCAAGTGCGGTGATGAGATCAATCTGACGATTTCATCACACAACGACGAAGTCGTAATCAAGTTTGGTTCTCCTGCTGTTCAAGTATTTATTTCGAAGATGGGGCCGCTGCGGCTCTTGAATGCTGTTCGGCCCACTATCGAATCAATTACAATAACAGACAAGTCCTTTAAGGTCAGTGTAGATAATGCTCCAGATATGGAGGTGAAGCGTGAACTGGTATGATGAATACTGTAAAGAGTTCGGCTATTCCGCCAAACCGGGCAGAAGAGGCGAACGAGACGCTGATAGGCTTCGCAAACGAATAGAGAAGATTTCAGTTTTGGCTGAAGAGGATCTTTCTTCTTTTACCGACCGCGATTCGGCAGAATCGCATCTTGAAGATAAAGCCGTAGGCATGTATGGATCATTTGGATTCATGCTTTTTCAAATTCTGATTTCTTGGGTGATCAGGAAAATTCTAGATTCATATTTTGGGAGCCCTAAGTGACAATAACCGTAACAGCTAGCTCACTAGTAAAAACAGCTTTCAATTTTACAGAGACTCAATCTGGAACTACCCGATCAAGTAATGAGTCATTAACTGCTAGTAGGGCATATACGTATGGAAGTGGGAACTTTGAGATAAATGGAGCCATAAAAATCACAGGAACACTTCCAACAAGTGGTACTACCATAGTAGATCTTCAGCATATGTCCAACACGACATTTGGAGTAACTTCTACCGTTGCATTCACTGGCGTTAAGAATGTGACAGTGTATAATACTTCTACGGTTCAAAATAAAGATATCAACATCAGAGCTACTGGCTCTGGTGCTTTCACGAACCTGTTCAATGGCGGGTCTGGCAACCTACTTATCAAACCATACTCAAGCTTCAGCTACAGCGACCCATACAGCTTGACAGTAACTGGTTCACAAAAAAATATCAGCCTGTTCGACGTGAGCGGGTCCGGTGCCACATATGAGATTTGCGTTCTCGGAACCATAGTTCCTAGCACGGGAATGTGCGTCTGTCCATAAGTTTCATAGAAGTTTTGTATATAGGTCTAAAAATGAACGAACCACCCATTGACGGCGAAGAAGAAGTAGATTACATGCGAAGATGCATGAAGTCTTTTGGCGATCAAGACATAGACAATGAAGAAAAAGCATCAATATGTCTAGCTTCTTTTAGGGGCGATTCTAAAGGCAGCAAGGACATACTATCAAGAATAGATTTTCATCTATGTTGTTCAAAATATCTAACAGAAGTTGAGATTGGCTACGAAGAAGAGCTTACCGAGGCCAATTTTTATATTCCAGAAGTTTCTGAATATGAGGACTTTGGCGAAGAAACAGAAGAGGTGTCTACGTCTAGCTTGTGGGAGAATATAAGGAACAAGAAGAAAAAGCTTGGCAAAAATTATAAACCAGCAAAGACCGGAGACAAGGATCGTCCTGATCCAAAGTCTTGGAAAAAGGCTCAGTCTGGAGAAGGCGAAATGGCCAAGGACCAGATAAAAAAGATGCACAATCAACTCATGCAAATTGTTGCTAAAATGGAAGCAATGGATGTAGAGCTTGAAGAGTGGACCACTGACATGGTGTCGAAGGCAGAGATTTACATTCAAAACATCTTTGACTTTGTTGAATCTTATACTGGCGAAGATGAGTCATATGCCTCTGAATATCAGGGCAGGACTGTGACTCTCAATAAGCCGTTCAGAACTCCTAAAGGTCCAAAGAAGTTCTCTGTGTATACGAAGAACGAGAAGGGCAATGTGGTCAAGGTCAATTTCGGCGATCCGATGTCATCTATAAAAAGAGATGATCCAGCTAGAAGAAAATCATTTAGAGCTAGACATAACTGCGATAATGCGGGGCCAAAATGGCAGGCAAAATTCTGGTCATGCAGGCAATGGCGTGCAAATTCTCCAGTAGAAGCAAAAGGCGATAAATAAAAGCGATAAGCCACTTGACACCACGACCTCCGAGGGCTATAATCCTCGGAGGTTGTTTTGTTTAACGTCTAGATTGGTGTACAGATGAGCAATTTTTTAAACGTAAACATTCCATTCTTTTTTGGCTATCTAGATACAGGATTTTTGCAAGATGAAGAGCCAAACCCGTCCAATGATCGCATTCCGATGGAGTTTTTTCTTTACACATCAATCTCTAACCGATGTGGCTTGTTCACTGGTATGAGCGAATGGGGTACTCAGCACGCTAGGATACCAATTCATTACATTTACACCGATGAAATTGTAGGTAAAAACTATCCTCTAGATTTTTTGCAACTTTGGGATAGTTTCAGCTACCATTGCTCTGCAACAGTATTCGAGTATGCCAAAAATCGAAGTTGTAAGATTCTCCTAAAAGATCGATCAACAGTAGATGGAACTTATATGTTCACTCTTGATTGGTGCAATGGTGGGTATAGTGAAATTGCTGCTGGACACAAAACAGGTCACGTTATAAACGCAGATGGTCGCATCTTTATTCAGCCAAATAATCGTATCATTCGCTGGAACGATGGTGGTGCTTTCACTAGTAAAACTCTTTCTGGTAGGCCAGATTGGAAAATTTTCAGCCAAGAGTTTAGTTGCGAATCCTCTGGTGGAAAGTGGGTTGCAGATAGCGACGATGAGTTGTATTGGTATGGTTTTGAAAAAAAGGATTAGTTTCATATAATGTACGAATATTCAGCCACTGTCATCTCTGTCTATGATGGTGATACAATCACTGCCTCGGTTGATCTAGGGTTTCATATCTCACAGACGATGTCGGTAAGACTTGCCCGAATCAACTCTCCTGAGGTGCGAGGAGCCTCGTCAGAAGATGGGTTAAAAGCAAGGGATTTCCTCAGGTCAGTACTTCCAGTTGGTAAAAAGGTGACCCTTGTCACCCACAAGAACGGTAAAGAGAAGTACGGTAGATATTTGGCGGATGTTTACTTGGATGAACTGTTGTGTTGGTCCGAGGCCAATCTTTTCAAATGTGTTAATGATATGATGGTGGCTCAAGGCTTTGCTAGGAAAATGGAATGAACGAATATGTTGATGGGATTGTGGCCTTCATGCAGAAGGCTGGTCAGGCAACTCCTGAAAAGCTCACTATTCCCTCTGAATCCGACAGGATTCTACGAGCCAAGCTCATTCTTGAAGAAGCCTTTGAGTTGATCAACAAGGGGCTAGGAATCGGTGTAGCCAATTTTGGGCATTTCCTGAAGCCAGATGATTTCAACTATGTGATCACTGGTGAGGCCGATCCAATCGAATCCCTTGATGGAGCGGCTGACTTACTTTGGACTGGTGTTGGTGGGGTAGCCATCATCTTTGGGGCTGATCTAGAGCCAGTCCTAGATGAAGTAGATCGAAGCAACCAGTCCAAGTTCATTGATGGGCACAGACGCGAAGACGGAAAATGGCAGAAGGGTCCTTCGTACAGCCCTGCTGATATCAAATCTGTCCTTAGGGATCGAGTTCGACCATTGGGCGAAGGCTACTATGCTTTCCAGCATGAGTGCGACGACAATGCTTGGTTTATAGTCCAGAAGGAGTACTGGCACAAGAATCATTATGTAGATGATATCCAGATTGATCTCGAAATTCCCGGATTCGAAGAAGGTTCGGAATCCTGCTTTCATCCTGCCGATGATCAGATCAGTACCAACGAAGCTGAAAATATGCTAAAAGCCTTGGGTTTTACTATTTTGGATGATGAGGATGCTTAGGATAATCGGTGATACGCATGGTAAATTCGATAGATATGAAGCTATCGCTTCAAGCACTAAATATAGCCTGCAATTAGGCGATTTTGGATTCAGTACAGCTTGGAATAAGCTGAATTATTCAGGCCTTAGCTCAGACAATCATAAGATTCTATGTGGTAACCATTGTGATTATGACATGGCCATTCGTAGTCCATTTTATCTAGGAGACTTCGGAGAAGCCACCATAGGAGGCGTGAGCCTCTTCTTTATTCGGGGAGGCATCTCCATCGACCGCACCTACCGAGAGGCTGAGCGGATCAATAGGGGGCCTAGAACATGGTGGTCCCAAGAAGAACTCAACTTCTCCCAGATGTTGGCTTGCTTACAAGCCTATCGGAGGGTGAAGCCCTCCATTGTGGTATCACATGTGCCTGCGGCGAGTTTCGCCTCGGTCATGTCCCCGGATGATAAGATCCTGACAGATTTTGGCTTCCATAAGGGTTTTAAGGAGGCCACCCAGTTGCTTGGGGATGAACTCCTAAAGATCCACAGACCAAAGGTCTGGACGAGTGGACATTTCCACAAGTCCTTTCAGGATGAAATTGGTGGGACTAAATTTATTGGTCTTGCCGAGTTAGAGTATGTAGACGTATGCGTCTGCGGAGGGCAATTTGAAAGAATTGCTTCCGATCTTCCTTACTCTGAGAGTCATTTTCAGTGTAATTCATGTGATTCGACGGTTGGAGAATAACCATGCAACGTAGATCTTTCCTAGCTGGCCTAGTGGCCCTCCCAATCTTTGGTATCACCACTAAGTTCACGAACTATCCAGTGAATTTAACTGAGCCAATAGAGCCGGTATTCACTAAGGTAGTTATGAACTATGGTGAAGTTACTATCGGAGATCTCACTTTTTCCTACAAGTGGGAGCCGTATGTAATGCCATGTCATGGTAGAATTCCAGAAAGATTCATTACAAAATATGTGGATATCCACAATATTAGGACTCCGGGGTTCTACAATACAGTACCTCTGAAGCATGAAACTCACGACAAAGATCATTTTGTCAGAGCAGTAACCAGAGAGCATAGGGGTCTCCCAACTGAGTTCTATGAGATATGGGATGGAGAGCATAACAACCTCTGGGCTGTAATTTCACATACATCAAGAAAGACTAAAGAATACCTCAGTAAAGAGGCTGATACATTCATAAGGGGCGAAGCATGAAACGTAGATCCTTTTTGGCCACTTTTGCCGCCTTGCCATTCGCAAGCAAGCTAGTTCTTGGCAAGATGCCATCCATTGCGGAGCCCTTGTATTCGTATGGGTCGGCCCCAAAAATCATTTCATTCAAATGTACTACCAGCTTTGAGCTTTCCCCAATCCTTACTCTTGGGAAGCTTGAGATGTATGAAGATATCAACGAGCCTCCAAAGGTTGAATTGGCTGTAGGCTATGATGATGGATCTGTCCGCAATTTCACCTGCGACAACAAAAAATGGAGTTACGAGACAAGAGATCATGAACACGAAGTGATAATCGACGGTGATACGATTACATATCGTCGCCCTAGTAATATTGCTGGAGATCATCTATCTTGTGTTTGCACATTTAAAAACGTGAAGGAGTCCTTCGGACTCAAGATTGAAAAATTGGGAACCACACTTAAGAAGTTGACGAAGGAATACGAGAATGGTTGATGTTGTACTGAAGCAAGACATAGATGTTAGTCTTATCCAAAGCTGCGGCGGGGACCATATGGTTGTAGCTTCCGCTCGTGTTTCCACTAGTGGGGACGAATGCCTCAAGTATACGGATGCGGATTCTGCCTCCGAGAATGCTGGGGTAATTAACTACCTCATTAAGCATAGGCACGGAACCCCATTTGAACATAGCTCAATGACTTTCTATGTCAAGGCTCCCATTTTCGTATGGAGAGAGTGGCATCGCCACAGAATTGGTTTTTCATACAATGAGGAAAGCGGGCGTTATACGACTCTAGCTCCAATCTTCTATGTTCCTAGCCCAGATCGGGCCATGTCTAAGATTGATAATTGGAAGGCTGGAAGGCCTAAATTCAACCCTACACCTGAATCAGTAAATAAGAAGGTCTGTGAGAATCTAGAGAAATCATATCGTCTCGCCTATGATATGTATCTGGACAATTTGGATTTGGGAATTGATCCGGGTGTCGCCAGAGCTTGTCTGCCCGTTGGGATATATAGTGGATGTTGGGTTACATGTAATCCTAGATCCATGATGTCGTTTCTGTCTCTCCGAACATATGAGCCAGAAAACGCATTATTCGTTAGTTACCCACTCTACGAAATCGATATGGCGGCTAGAAGCTGTGAAAAGCTATTTGCGGAACATTGGCCTATTACCTACAAAGCTTTCTGCGACAACAAAAGAGTCGCACCATAAGGACGAAGTCATGTTAATCGATGTAATCAAAGCTGACATCACTGCGGCTACAAGAAGCCGCAATCAACTTGCGAGCGACATTCTAAAGGTTGTTTTGGGCGAATGCCAAACTAGGAACAACTTCACTGACGATTTTATCATTCGATACTGTCGAGAAATAGTAAAGGGTAATACTGAGACTATGAAGTTTGGCGAGAGTGCCAAGCTATCCCGCGAGAATGAGCTACTCCGCAGTTATCTTCCAAAGGAAGTCAGCAAGGTTGAACTCGAAGTTTATGCTGGGCGAATTTCTGAAGAGATCAAGGCTGCTAAAAGCGACAAGCACGCAATTGGGGTTTTGGTCAAGTATGTAAAGTCGTTAGGGTTGATCGCCAACGGAGACGTTTCAAAAGAAGTTATTAAACCATTGAGGAACTCAGCATGAGCAATATAAATGATCTAATCTCTAAAACATATTATCTAGAGTCTGACAATCCACTTGGCGATTATATAAGAGATTTGCTTAGGGTAGGCCTATCTGCCGTTCCTTCTGATAGATTCAGGACGGCGGTAAAAGAAGAAATAGATAGGGTCGAATCAGTTCTAGCCTCATACATAGAGATAGAGTACGACAAGACCTTCAAAGTTAAAAAGCTGATTCCTCCCGACCGTTTGATTGACAAGGACCAGTGGGACAAATGACGCTACTATTGAAGATGGACTGGGTAGTTGAAAAAGATGTTTTCGAAGAGAATGAGCAACAATTAGTCGAAATCCTTGGGGATAGGCTGAGTTGGGTGTCATATGGAATAAATGGGCCGACGTTCTCCAAGTCTCCCGTTACGGACTACATCTTCTACGGTACTCACACTCTGGGCAGACGACTTCAAAAGTCCAAAGGACCAAAAGCCATATGCTGGCTCTACGATAAAGTCTATGATTGTAATTACTACCTTCCATTCTTTGGCGGTTATGCCCTAAACAATCCCCACTTGTTCGTAGAAGCTGGCACCTTTTCTTTACTGAGGGCTTCACTAGGTCATCCGGCCATGTTCATCAAACAGAACAGCGGCTACAAGACGTTCACAGGGGTTGTAGTGGACTCGGAAGTCCCAACTGATCTCTACAGAGACGAACTCCTGATGCTTGCTCCAGTGAAGCCTGTGGAGCTTGAGTGGAGATTCGTGATAAGCAAAGGTTCCGTCTTGACTCAGTCACCTTACGGTGATATACTCGAAAGCGGCCCGCGAATGGAAGAGGCCAAAGAGTTTGCCAAGTCCGTCATTCCGGAGGACTATGATCCTGCTCCCCTGTGGACACTCGACATTTGCAGATCCGAAGGATCGTATAAGGTTGTTGAGGTGAACAGCTTGCTTTCCGCAGGCTGGTACAACTGCGATATTGCAAAAATAGTGGAGGCAGTAGATGAACACAACTAGGATCGTAGTTCTGGCTACTTTTGTGATTCTTGGAATCTATGATGCTTGGGTTTGTTCTGCTGGTAAGACGGACGCTTCTATCAGTCAGTTCATAGTAGACCTAGTGAACATTAGTCCAGTTGCCTATGGTGTTTTCTGTATTTTGCTGGGACATTTCGGATTCCCCATGGTTTACAAATTTAAGAAGATCCCGCCGCCCAGCTAGGGCGTATTAATCTATGCACCTCATTTTTACTAGGGAAGAATATGACAGATTTGTTGGTCAAGAAGCGTAACGGGAAGATGGAGGAGTTTGATGCGGAGAAGGTTAATAAGGTACTAGAGTGGGCATGTGAGGGTGTTTCCGACGTTAGCCCTAGCGATGTCGCGATGAATGCCAAGCTTAGTATCTCGAATAAGATCAAGACGAAGGATATTCAGGAGGTTTTGATTCAGTCCGCCTACAATCTGATCAGCGAAGATACTCCGAACTACCAGTTCGTTGCAGCCCGCCTTAGGTTGTATGCCCTCCGTAAAGAAGTATGGGGAGGGAATTTGCCGCCCCGCCTACTAGACCATCTCAAGAAGAATAAGAAGGTCTACGATGATGTACTCCTAGAGTCCTACTCGGAGTCCGAAATCCATAAGATTGACAAAATGATCAATCATGATAGGGATTTTCGTTTTACCCATGCTGGTATTCAGCAGATGATTGAGAAGTATTTGATCTGCGATCGGTCTACCAAGAAGATCTTCGAGACTCCACAGTTCGCCTTTATGCTAATCCCTATGGTTCTCTACGCCAATAGAGAAGATCGTATGGACTTGATCAAACAGGCATATAATTACATCTCGAAGTTCAAGATTAATCTGCCTACACCCGTTCTGTCTGGCGTGCGGTCCCGCACAAAGTACTACAGTTCTTGCGTTCTGATCGATTGTGGAGACGATCTAGATTCTATCTTTACCTCGTCTGGTGTGGCTGGTAAATATACAGCCCGCAGAAGTGGTATTGGTATGAACATGGGCAGAGTTAGGGCAAAAAATTGCCCAATCCGAGATAGTGAAGTTATCTCTACTGGCGTCGTACCATTCATGCGACTGATGGAAAACTCCGTAAAGTGTACATCCCAAAATGGGACTAGGGGCGGTGGGGCGACAATCTCATTTCCTTGGTGGCATTACGAGATTGAGGATGTGGTTGTTCTAAAGAACAATCGGGGAACCGATGATAACCGAGTCAAAAAGTTAGACTATTGCATTCAACTTGACAAGACCTTCTTCGATCGGGTTAAGAATGATGAAGATGTCACTCTGGTTTGCCCACATGAATCTGACCTGTATCAATACTGGGGGAGTAAAGAGTTTACGCAGAAATACGAAGAGGCCGAAGGTAAGTCTTTAAGACTAACAAAGACTATCAAAGCACGAGACCTACTGTTCTTGATCGCTAAGGAGCGACTTGAAACTGGCCGAATCTACATCATGTTCATGGATAGTTGCAATCAGTCGTCGTGGGATGAGCTTATCCAGATGACTAATCTCTGCGTAGAGATCCTACAACCAGTATCTCCCCTATATTCCGTAAACGACCAGAATGGTAGAATCGGCATTTGTATTCTCTCCTCAATCAATCTAGTTGAGACTAAGCACGCAGAAATTCCCAAAGTCTGCGAAACTATCGTGAGGTTGCTCAATAGCCTCATCGATTACCAACTCTACCCATTCCCAGCAGCAGAACTCTTTTGTAAAAGAAAGAGATCCCTAGGAATCGGCATCACTAACTTTGCCGCTTGGTTGGCAGAGAATGGTATGAACCATGAGACTCCTGAATCAATTGAAGCCTCTAATGATTTGATGGAGTACATTCAGTATAACCTACTTCTCGCTTCCTCGAAGCTGGCAGATGAAAATGGTCATGCTCTAGACTTCTATGCTTCCAAGTACTCACGTGGCTGGCTCCCGGTTGACAATCATTCATCTTTACCGGATGATCTTCAGTTCCCTCTCAAGCAAGACTGGGAGTGGCTAAGAGCGGAGATTGCTAGGACTGGCTTGTTCAACTGCACTCTCTCAACAATTATGCCCGCTGAAAGTTCGAGCGTTTTACACTCGTCAACTAATGGGTTTGAGCCGATCAGAGCCTTACTCACTGAGAAGATTGCTAAGAACGGTGTGAAGAAGGTGCTAACGCCGAACTATCCCAAGAACAAGAAACAATATACGATTGCTTGGGATATGACCAGCAATTTGAATTGCATCAAGATGGCTGGTGCGTTCCAAAAGTGGGTTGATATGTCTATGAGCTTTAATACTTATCTTAACTATCAACACTATGAGAATGGGGAAATTCCAATCTCCGTGGTAGTTCAGGATATCATTAATGCTTACAAATACGGTCTCCGGACCATGTACTATAACAATACCCCAAATGACAACGAGGAGGCTGATGCTTCCTGTACTGGTGGAGCGTGTTCGATATGATGCTAATAGAAATAGAGGGCATAGGAAATCATGATGGGTATTACTACCACGTAGACAATGGATTGCAGCCCTTCTTGGCCGATGCTGAATATGTGAAACGCGATCAATATGATTGTCTTAATATAAGGAAAATGCAATTTCTATTCAACAGAGATTTCTCTAACCTAGATGAGAAATTACATCGATTCGTTTCATTCCATATAATTGCTTTTTTTCCACAGTATAGCGAAATTACTGTACGATACAAGAAGAAGAAAAATGCGTAGTGTTCTTAATACGATGGTGGTCGATACCACAAAACAGCCCATGTTCCTAGGAGAGGGACTCTCCCTACAACGCTATGACAAATGCAAGTATGAGATATTCTTAACGCTCTTCAAGAAGCAGTTGGGATTTTTCTGGCGACCCGAAGAAATCTCCCTGTCGAAGGACATTGGAGACTATAAGTTACTTAGTGAGCATGAGAAATTCATCTTCACTTCGAATCTGAAGTTCCAAACGATGATGGATTCAGTGATCGCTCGGGCTATTCCGAACCTAACTCAGTATGTGAGTCTGCCCGAATTGGAAGCCTGCATGAACATCTGGGCGGCTTTTGAAACGCTGCACAGCTACTCATACAGCTATCTCATTAACAATGTATATCCGAATCCTTCGGATGTTCTGGATGATGTCCTAAAGGACGAGGAGATCGTAAAGAGGGCCAACTCAGTGTCTAGTGCTTTCGATGCACTTAATTTTGATGCTAGCGATCGACCTATTAAGGAAAGAATCTACCTTGGTTTAATGAGTACTAATATTCTCGAAGCCGTTAGGTTCTACGTAAGCTTCGCTTGTGCGTTAGCTTTCGAGCAGAACAATAAGATGTGTGGTAACGCACAAATTATCAAGTTGATTCGTAACGACGAAGCCTGTCATATGTCTATTACTCAGACCATCTTACGACTTATGCGGGACCATGAGCAAGAAGGCTTCCAAGAAGTGGCGAAGGCCTGCAAGGCCGAAGCCACTTCCATGTTCCTTGAAGCAGCAGAAGAAGAAAAGGCGTGGGCTTCCTACCTGTTCAAAGACGGCGGCATGATCGGGCTCAACGAAAAGATTATGCACCAGTACATTGAATCCCTAGTGGACAAGAGGCTCATTGGTGCCGGTCTTGAGAAGCACTTTGGAACGAAGAACCCAATCAGTTGGCTGGAAGCCGACAGTAAAGGAAAACAGACTGCCCCACAAGAACAGGAGATTATCTCCTATAAGATTGGGGCATATAAGAACGACCTATCTAACGCTACTTTGGAGTGGTAAATGTTGACTGACCATATCAATGACGAACAACTACTGTCTATATTGCTTGATAACCAAGCCAGTGTAGACTATCACATGGATGGACTAAGTGGCGAACTAATCACTCTATACTGCATGGAGAAGTTGGGAGTAGACACGCCATTTGACCGTGTTTATGAGGAGATTACAATCCTCATTGCTGATCACATCAAGGAGAATCTGGTTAAGGACGGCTTCCTTGAACCAGAGTATGGTGAAGAGGGTATCACTTACAGAATGACGCCAGATGGCGAAGCTATGGCCAAGCAGTACAAAGAAGTACTAGAAGAGAACCATGACTAGACAAAGAGCAAAAACAGAGCGTACTCCACCAAGCGGAGGATACTCTCCTAGGTATAATCTTATCAAGCCTAAGACTATCAACCAAAGAGATTATGTATCTTCCATTAAGGAAAATGACGTAACTATTTGTTCAGGTCCGTCAGGCAGTGGAAAATCATTGGTGGCTCTTTCTACTGCTATCTCTAGCCTGATTGATCCTAATAAATCCTTTAGTAGGGTTTATGTTACTAGGCCAATGATCTCTACCTCTACAAAGGACTTTCCATGGATCAAGGGAAGTTTGATTGATAAACTGAGACCTTGGTTTGCTCCTATCTTGGCCAATCTTGAAGAGCTTGTGGGATCGAAGACAGAGCTTGAAAAACTCATTGAGCAAGAGACTATCTGCTTACAAGCGATAGAACTGATGAGAGGGTTCACCTACAAGAACTGCTACGTTCTGATCACCGAAGCTCAGAACATGACTGTTCCGCAGGCTGTTATGGCGATCACCAGAATCGGCGAAAACTGTAAGATGGTTTTTGAGGGTGACACAGATCAAAAAGACCTAAGAGGAGAAGAAGATGGACTGTCATACCTAAAGAGAAAGCTAATAAATAGGCCAGATCTGTGCGGTATGGTATCTCTAGATTCGTCTGATATCTTACGACATCCCCTAATCGGCCAGATTCTAGAGCAGCTAGATTATAGGGGTTTGGGCTCATACTAGGAGCAAAGACATGGTATTCCGCTTGTTCAGAGGCACCGAGCAGATAACTACTAGGGGCAATAGAGACAATATCTATGTATCTCTTAAGAATGCGAAGATAGCTCTGAAACAATATCTATCTTGGGCCAACAAAAAGATTCTAGACAAAAATCTACAAGTCAAAGCAGAGGATTGCAAGATTGTTGGGTTTGAGTTGGTGGAGAAAGTACAATATCAACTTTAAAAAGACTCATATTCTTTATATCTCTTGTTTGCATCTATGATATTTATTGTACCATCAAGTACTCAGACTCATTGCACGTTTTTGAGAGGAACACCATAGCTCGGATGCTGATAAGCGGCCACGAGGTCGCTTATTTTACCTCCAACATAGATGGGTCTGTGTCAAAACAAGTGTTACATAGATCGAACGATGTATCAAAACTAGTTGTATTCAAGATCTTTGGTCTACTCGTAGCTATTGAGATCTTGGAATGGTTAGCGATAAAAGATACAAAATCATCTAGAGCCATCATATACACAATAACTCTCGTTCAGGCAACTTTACTTTATTATCTGGTGACATAATGCCTATCTATGAATATGGTTGCTCATTCGAAGAATGTGGGCATCGCTTTGAAGTTGTCCAAGGAATCAAAGACCCAGTAAAAAAGAAGTGTCCAGCCTGCAAGAAACCATCTTTGGAGAGGTTGATCTTTCCGGTTATGGGGCAGATGAAAGAGGTCAGAACACTTGGTCAGTTGGCCGAGAAGAACACCAAGATGGCTGGATCTAAGATGCAGACAGAGGAATCAGACAAGGTGCTTCGCCGCAAGGCGAAAGCCAGAGAAATCAACGAGATCAACAGAATGTCCGATAAACAAAAGAAAAAATTTATTGAGGGAAAGTAATGTCAGAAGACAAAAGAGAAGTAGCGTTTGTAAATGATATGTCGGATATCACCAAGGAGGAAGTCCGCGTCACCTTTTATGGTCAGGCAGGAAAAGAGTGTGACCCCGGCAAGGCTATCATCACGATGACTACCCGTGGAGACAAGGCCATCTATCATGCACTCATGCATCTTGGTAGTATCTACGACCCAACTTCTATAAAGTTCCCAAAAGATGGGCAATACAGAAAAATCACCAAGGCATGTTTTGACAAGTTTCTACTAGCATTGAAATCTGGAGATTATGGCGATTATGAAAAAGCAGCACGCGAGTACCGAAGGGCTGAATAAGATTCAAAAGTTCTATATTGCCCATCATAGGTCTAGAGACCCTAAGGCTCTCTCAATAGATGTAGGATGTACAATCAAGCTGGTTAGGGCATTTCTTCTGTCTCTGGACAAGAGAGATGCTAAGAAAGAAGCCGCAGCAAAAGAAGCTGAAGCCAACAAGCCGCCAGATCGAGGCATTCAACAGATCAAAGTTGATGACCTGATGATGAAGAACAAGAAAAAGGGTGTGGTCGTGATGACGCAGGCCGCTTCTGAGCAGTCTGACGCTACCCGCAACAGAATGTCTCCTAGATTGGCACAACATGTCCAAAAGATACGACCAGAGTGATCTTAGGCCCTTTCAGTCGATGTACAAAGAGGGGTGTGTCACAGTCGATAACTTCATAGCTGAGATGATCTTCAAGAGACGGGCAGAGTTCAATAAAGAGGCTCTGCCCCAATCTTTCTGGAATAACCCTAAATACAAAGGGACCTACCTTAAGGAGATCATTGGAATAAATAGGCTATTGGAGCGAATGTGCTCTTCTTGTATTATAAAGGCCTTCAATAAGACCAAGGCTTGTTCAATCACTAATCCAGCCTTGGTCTCTCTCGCTGAGCAGTATCAGAAAGAGATGGGGGATATCAATAAGATAGTGACAAAAACTGAGGAAAAAGCAGTACAAGCTCCTCAGAAACCGTTTGGCAAAGTAAATAGGTTGAGTGAATTATAATGGCGAAAAAAGCAAAGAGTGAAGAAGTCGATTCTGGCGATGTTGGTATGGCTGCTATCAAGAAGAAATATGGAGATATTATCCGTAGTGGTACTGACATCTTTGATGAAAAATCTAATAAGAGATGTGTTAGCATCAGCCCAGCATATGACCTAGGTCTTAATGGGGGCATTCTTGAAGGAAGTTGGACAGTAATCTCTGGTGTCCCAAAATGCGGCAAGTCCAGCCTATGTCTCCAGCTTATCGCGAATGCTCAAGCACAGGGCCGTAGAGGAATTTATGCAGACGCAGAAAGTCGTATCAAGCAGTATAACTTAGCCGGGATTCACAATCTAGACAAGAAAGAAATTGAGGTTATTAGCGGTAAAGAAGAAGATCTTTCTGCCGAAGACATGCTCAATACGGTTAATGCTATGATTCGCCTTCCTAAAAATAGGGGGTCAGTATGTGTAATTGATTCTACTTCATCTCTACTCCCAAGAGATGAGATGGACGCAGAAGTGTCTTCAAAACTAAGAGCACAGTTACCTAAGATGCTATCTCATTGGGTCAAGCAGAATGCCCAAGTTGTCGTCAGGAATGACATTCTGATGGTCCTTATCACTCACTATATCACCAATACGAGTGGTTATGGTAAGCATAAAGTGGCCGACTGTGGAGTTATGGTCCAATATCAGGCCGACAATAGACTTGATTTTACTCATGTAGAGCCATGGGAAGAAAACGGTAAAAAGATAGGCCAAAAGACTACTTGTGATATTAGTTGTTCGGCAATGGGTGCCAGTGGAAATACTGTGACTTCATACCTAAGATTTGGCCACGGAATTGACTGTACTAAAGAGTTCATTGAGTTGGGCGAATCATTTGGCCTTATTGAAAAGGCGGGAGCTTGGTTCACCCTTCCATACCTAGCCGAGCATTCAGACTTGGCTTCAGTAGCTGAGCAGAAGTTCCAAGGGCAGCAGAAGGTCTATGACTTCATCTCTTCTACCCCCTTGGCTAGTGAGTTCCTAAAGAAGGAGCTTGCATCATTGCTCGCATCGTGATAGGGTTGGATGGGAGGCAGCATAAGCTCATCCTGCAATCCACCAAACGGAAGACTAGGGCCAAGTCAGCCCCTCACCAAAAAGCCCTTTCTCTTTTACTGGAGATTCTTCCCGGAGTTGTTGTCTTCGAAGAAGTCACACTGCCGGGTTGTGGGCTCTACCTAGACATATTCCTTCCATCTATCTCGATAGCCATAGAAGTACATGGTCGGCAGCACTATGAATTCGTCCCATTCTTTCACAAGACAAAGGGCGACTTCCTGATGTCCCGCAAAAGAGATAAAGACAAAAGGGAATGGTGTGAACTTAATGAGATTACTCTTGTTGAACTGCCATACGACGAGGAGGAAAAATGGAAGAGCTTGATCGCTTCAGCGATATCACAGGATTAAAAGAACTAACATCATTTGTGGATAGATACTGTCTAGAGTTTATGACTCCGGATTGTAAATTTGACCCTGTCGTTCAGATAATCATAGATATGCCATATGAGGATCTGGCCACTATTAGCTCCGATGATGCCTACTCATACTCATTCAAGCTTCACTCCTATTGTATCTTCCTCAGGAAAGAGCTAGATAAGTGTATAGCTAAAAAGCTATGGTGTGAAGAGATACTCCATAATATTGTGGCCAGACACTGGAATGCTCACTCTGAATACATGAAGTATGAAGTAAAGAGACATGCGATCATTCAGGAAGATACATTTGCAGTAAAAGTCGAGAAAATGCGAATATATTTGTCTGGGGCGATTGCTCAATCAGACAACAAGCTCGAATCAGTAAAAAAGATGGCAGATATCCTTCAAGATTTTGGGAAAAAGAAATCGTATGATAAATAATCTAAAGACAGCTATAGATGAAAAGGACTGGTCGAAGGTGGTAGAATTCTACCGAATGTTGGCAGGGACTTTTGAGTCCCCAGTGGTTGAGGGGACTATGCCCGTCAAGGCCTCTGGGAGACTCGCTGAGTCAGACTTCTCTATGAGGCGGACTGTGGCATCGCAAACTCCGACCAAGGCTCAGAAGGCTCCAGAGCCGCCAAAAACGAAGCGAGCCAGTAAAAAGAAAAAGGCGGCAAATACCAAGATCGAGTTTGTTGACACTGGGGAAAGAGTAGAGGAAGCTGGGGCCGATCTGATCAATGATAATGTGACCCCCTCGCCGAGAACGCGAAAGCCGTTCCAGACCGTCAGCATGGCCTGTATTGTCTGCAAAAAGACCGAAGATATGCATCCTCTCTTCAAAAGAGACGCAGAAGTTTACAAGTGTGACAGATGTTTGATTAAGGGCAAAAAAGATGGAGTTGAGTAATGTCGCTAGTGAACGAGCTGTTCTTGCTGGTATTTGCTCATATGGGATTGATTGCTATCTAGATGTTGAGGCTTTCCTAGAAGATGGGACTTTCACTGTAGACTTTAATAAGGTGATGTACAAATGTATAAAACACACCATCAATAAAGTTGACAAAATAGACTTTGTATCGCTACTTTCGGCGGCGACAGATCTATCACTTGGGGACTATGTCAACAAGCCTGATGTACTGAAGCATTTCCATGGGGTTCTGTCTACCCCTATCCAGTTGTCCGGAATTTCCGGACATGCTAAGAAGATTCGCAGACTACAGTTTGCCCGGCATCTTCAGGATACCATAAAGGAGGCCTATAAGGGCCTCAATGAGGTATCTGGAGAAGAGTCTCTATCTGATATCGTTGCCATGGCTGAGGCCCCAATTCAGAACGCCTCCATCTCCTACATGAAGAAGGATGATAATAAGCCGAAACTTCTCGGTGAAGGAGGTATGGACTACTTCGAGTATCTGGTGTCAGACGAGCCAAAACAGGTTGGAGTACCAAGCGGTTTTCCATCCTATGATGTGGCTATAGGTGGCGGGTTCCTAAGGAAGTGCGTTGACTTGGTCGGGGCTAGAACTAAGAGCCTTCGATATGGGTCTTTCGTCTATACAAAGAATGGGCCAGTTAAGATAGAGAATCTGTCGGTTGGAGATAAGATCTCGCACCCATTTATGGAAGATTCTATCGTTGAAGAGGTCTTCGACTTTAAAGACAAGGATATCTACCGAGTTCATTTTCGGGATGGAAGCTTTGTAGACTGCTGCGAAGATCATCTATGGGAAGTCTACAAGAGATATCCGTATACAAGCATAAGCGAGAAAAGTGGTAGTGTATTATCCACAAAGGATATAGCAGCAAATCTTTACATTGGAGACCCAAGCAAGGGGATAGAGTACAAGTGGGATGTGAGACTACCAAGCCCGATTAAATACGCTCATCAAAGCGTTCCAGTAGATCCATATGTCGTTGGAGTACTATTGGGCGACGGATCATTGATAAAGACATGCACATACACCAGCATGGATCAGGAGATTATTGATTATGTAAATGGTTACTTTAGTGATCTTGGTTACGAAGTAAAGATAGATCAGAATGATCCTAGCAAGAAATGTGTATCTTATAGAATTAATGGTTTTCAGGATAAACTTCGAGAGATAGGAATTTTCAAGCATAATTGTTACACGAAATTCATTCCTGACATCTACAAGTACAACTCAGAAGAAGTTAGACTAGAAATCCTAAGAGGTCTCTTAGATACTGATGGATCTTGTACTGTAGATCCTAGGTCAAAGACCTCAAGAAATACTTTTACTTCTGCTTCTAAGCAATTGATTGAAGATCTCTGTGAAATTGTTACATCACTTGGAGGAATAGCGACCCCCAAAGCTCAGGTTACTACTTGTCTTGGCAGATCTTTTGACTCTTTTAGATGTGAGGTTCGACTACCTAATAACATTGTTCCGTTTAAGCTTAGCAGAAAAGCCAATCTGTCGAATAATAGGAAGATTGGAGACCTAAAAAGATCAATTGTAAGGGTGGAGAAGGTAGCTGTAGATAATGCTAGATGTATTAGGGTTTCAAATGATGATGGTTTGTTCCTAACGGATCATCACATAGTTACTCATAATTGTGGAAAATCGGTCTTCTGTGACAACGTAGCATTACACGTCTCCGGGAAGCTCAACTTACCTGTACTGGTTCTAGACACTGAAATGTCAGAGCAAGACCATTGGAATAGAATATGGGCAAACATTAGTGGTATTCCAATAAATGAGATCAAGACTGGGGACTTCAAAAAAGATCCCATGAAGAGGGCCGCAATAGTTGAAGCAAGAGATAAATTGGCATCTATTCCATATTTCTATATCAATGTCTCTGGCAAAGGGTTTGACGAAATCCTTTCAATTGCTCGCAGGTGGGTCCTCAAGGAAGTGGGGTTCGAGCCAACTGGCAGAACCAAAGACTGCTTGATAATCTATGACTATTTCAAGCTTATGGATTCTTCTGGCCTGTCCCAGAACGTAGCAGAATTTCAAGCTATGGGTTTTCAGGCAACTAAGCTACACAACTTCTGCGTAGAGCATGACGTGCCGTGTTTGTCGTTTGTTCAGTTAAATAGGGATGGAATCGAAAAAGAGTCGGCAGATGTTATCTCACAGTCTGATAGAATTGGCTGGTTGTGTACATCGTTTACTATTCTAAAAGAAAAATCCATTGATGAAATTGCCGATGATGGTCCCAGAAATGGCAACCGTAAACTAGTGCCAGTACTTTCAAGACATGGCCCCGGAATGACTGACGATGGGTATATCTGTCTCGAAATGAAGGGTGAACTAGCAAGGATGAGAGAAATTGGCACTGTTAGACGACTTTCTAGAAGCAAAGAATTCCCAGAGAGACCTCCAGAACCTGAAAGCGGGGATGAAGGCTAAGATTCCCCAAATCCTCGACTTCTTTGGGGTCAAACCTTATAGGTCTGGCAATTTGTTGGTATGTAATTGCCCCATCCACAATGGGGACAACACAACAGCTTTCAACGTGAACAATGACACTTCCTCTGAATATTGTGGCAGGTGGTTCTGTAATACTGCCGGATGCCACAAACAATTTGGCGGAGATATCCTCGGGTTATTGAGAGGTTTGGCCTCTACCAAGGCTGACATTTCTTTTACTGAAGTGATCAATCTAGCTGCGACTTTCTGCGGAATCGAGCGAATTGACTACATCTCTGATGCTTTCAATGATTTGCTGTTGAGAGACTCAGTAAAGAAGATGGGACCTAGTAGAGAAGAGGTACGACAGAAGCTTATTAGACCTGCCGATTTTTATATACAAAGAGGATTCTCTCAACAAATCCTTGACGAGTTCGACGTAGGAGTATGTAATGACCCATCAAAGGAAATGTATGAGAGGGTCGTATTTCCTGTTTATGATGTAAATGGGAAATTTTTGGTTGGGTGTGTGGGTAGGACCCTTATCAACGCCCCCCACAAATGGAAGAATCAAAAGGGATTCAAGAAATCTGAGCACCTATATGGATATTGGCTCGCTTTTCAGGCTATATGTCAAAGCGGAAAGCTTATACTAGTAGAGGGCCAAGGTGACGTGATCAGATTCCATCAGGCCGGTATCAGAAACGTTGTCGGAATCTTTGGCAGCAAGTTGTCTGATACACAAGAGTTATTACTCCAGAAGACAGGAGTGATGGATGTGGTTACGGTATTCGATCGAGATGAGGCTGGAGACAAGTGTCGCAAAGATTGTAATAGGCTAAGTCGCCTGTTTAATGTGAGGCACGTTGTGCCTCTTGTCGACGATGTTGGGGAAATGTCAGTAGAAGAAGTTCAAGGATTAAAACTATGACACAAATTATTTGTTTGGCCGGAAGCAAAGAGAGTGGCAAGACAACTGCTGCCAATTTTCTCCATGGACACATCTTGAAGCTCAATGAGGTCATCAGAGAATATGAGATGACCAAGGCTGGTGAGCTTAAGGTCAACACTCATTACATGAAGGATGGGGAAGTAAAAGAGGATATGGGAGTCCTTGATTTATCCCGTAAGGACGATCTGTACGTACAGTATGCCGACCAAATGATCTGGCCATTTGTGAAGATGTATAATTTTGCAGATGCCCTAAAAGAGCTATGTATCACCATGTTTGACATTTCCCATGAGCAAGCCTACGGAGCATACAAGAATAGCTTGACCAAGCTGAAGTGGGAAAACATGCCGGGTGTCGTAAGTTCCACCAAAATCGAAGATTTGTCCTTGTCGACTGAGGACCTAGAGAAGCTAGGTATTCAGTCACATAAACCCGGCTTCATGACCGCTCGTGAAGTCCTCCAGTTCGTCGGCACTGATATCTTCCGCCGTATGTACGAGCCAGTCTGGGTAAACCTCCTCATGAATAAGATCAAGGAGGACTCTCCCCTTGTTGCTGTCATTGCTGACTGTCGCTTTGATAATGAGGCACAGGCTGTTCTGGAAGCCGATGGCACGATCGTAAGACTCACTCGCCGACCAGTCCGAGATACACACCCGTCAGAAGACGGGTTCAAGGATTTCACAGCTTTCCATAAGGTCATAGATAATGAGAATCTAACCTTGCCTGCTGCTAATCAAGAGTTGCTGGACTTCCTGATCCAAAAAGGGATTAGCGAACTGGTTACGAAGGCAGAATGAGGCTACGCCTCTTTATATAAAGGAACGCTATGATACTTACCTACTTGAGAAGCTCATCGATTGGTACTTATGCGATGTGCCCTCAGAAGTATTTATTCACTTATCTTTTAGGTATGAAGGATAAAGATAATGGCAAAGCTATGATGGGAAATGTATGCCATAAGAATCTTGAATTACTTGGTAAGCAAAGAATAGCCCAACAGAATAAAAAGCGAAGTTTCATTGATGAAGAATTTGGCAAGATAACATTTGCTAAATGCTCAATAGAGTACTTCAATGAGGTGTCTCATGCCCACTATGAAAAGCTTTTTCCGGGTATCATGCCAGCCAATTCCAAAAAGCTAACGCTGGAATGGACGCATTTAGCAGTAACCAAGCATGATGGAGAAATGAACCCATTAAATCAGAATGTTCATGCTGTCGAAGAGTTCTTTGAAGTAGAAGTTCCCCACGATTGGGCCAAGTATTCATATAAGATTGGTGATGAAGTAATTGAGGGTAGATTAGGACTCAAGGGTACAGTAGACCTAATACTAAAAGAGGATGATGTTTTCTTTCATATTTGTGACTATAAAACTGGACGTAGATATAATTGGGCTACAGATAAAGTAAAAACCTATGACTGCTTGGCTGAAGATAAGCAATTATTGCTTTATTACTATGCTCTACGATTGAAATACCCAGAGCGAAAGTTCTATATATCCATCTACTATATCAACGATCATACTATCGATAAGGTTATGGTTCCCGGTGGAGTTTTCACTTTTGCCTTTGATGACAAGGACTTCCTTAAAGCCGAAGGCATGATTAAGAAAGAGTTCGAGACTATCCGAGATGATAAAACTCCCCGCGTGATCAGCAAGACATGCAATCACTTCAAGTGTAAACATCTGTGTGCGTTTTCTAAGATCATTCCAGAGATCTCCCCAGATACTCCAGCCTGCATATTTATCCGTAGTGAGATAGAGCGGATTGGGCTGGATGCGGTCACTGAGAAATATGCTGACCTGAGTCGCATGAAGGTCTATAGTGGGGGCGGAAGACAGGATGTAGATTTAAATCCTAAAGATTAAGGAGCATTACAATTAATTACGAAAACTTTATTTGTTACGATTTAGAAACATCGGGAATAAATACCGACACAGCACAGATAGTACAAATTGGTGCTATATGTATTGATTCTAGAAGATTAGAGATTATTGAAGGTAGTGAATTCGATGTTCTGATTAAGCCTCTATATGGCGAAGAGTGTGCCAAGGCTGGATTACAAGAACTGACAGATGGGGCTATTAACATCCACAAAAAGGGACATGCTCTGCTCGCCGAGAAGGGTGTCTCGTTAGAGACTGGAATGGCCAATTTTGTCTCATATGTAAATACACATAATTATGGTAAGACAAAGTGGAAAAGCCCTATTCCAGCGGGCTATAACATCAACAACTATGATACTCCAATTCTAAAAAGAGATTTAGCTAGAACTGGGCTATCTAGCCCATTTCACCCATCGATATCAATAGATGTCCTCCAATTAATGTTTTTATTTTTCGAAAATAATAAAGATGTTGCTCGCCTATCTGCTGACTCCCTGATTCGCAAGCATATGGGATGGAAAGACAAAGGGGAATCCCATGACGCCCTCGGGGACGTTATCATGACAGCAGAAGTCCTGATCAAGTCTATGCGACTCATCCGTAAAGCCGTAGGCACTGTCAAGTTCGAAAATTGCTTCGCCCTTTAGTGCCCAACGGAGTCTCCATGGAAGTCCATAAACAATTTGAATGCCTCGTAGCCGACCTAGCTCACACTCTGTATAGAAAGACTCACCTATATGATTTTGAAGATCTTTTCCAGATAGGGCTACAGTCGGTTGTGAGGCTTGAAAAATCCTTTGATGCCAGTAGATCGCAGAGAATTACGTTCTTCACCAAGTGCATCAGAAGAGACATGGTCAAGTTCATAAAAAAGCATAATAAAGTATTCTCCAATGTGCCGCTTCCCAAAGACACAAGCTGTAAGAAAATAGAACAGCTTTGGGAGAGTCTTCCAGACATGGGGGCAGAGGATACCGAGATGGTCAGGATGCTTGTGAATGGCCTCAGTAAAAGAGATGTGGCCAGAAGACTAATGTTGACTATGCAAGAAGTACAAGTCAGACTAGAGAAAATAGGAGAGTCAATTGGTTAAGAGAGTCTTGGTTGGTTCAGAAGCATCATATCTCAATACTGGATACGCCTCGTATGGTCGCGAGCTTATCAAGCGACTTATCGCCACTGGCAAGTATGAAGTGGCCGAAATCTCTTGCTATGGGGCAGCGGATGATGAACGTCGCAAGACGATCCCATGGAAGAACTACCCAATTGCTCCCAGTAGGTCAGACTCTGATGACATGAAAAAGATGTACGGGTCTAACCCGTCCAACCAATTTGGGGCATGGAGATTTGAGCGAATTTGCTTAGATTTTAAGCCAGACGTTGTTATCATGCAGAAAGACCCTTGGATGGATTCTTGGGTGAAGCATTCCCCATACAGGCCATTCTTCTCATGGGCATGGGCCAGTACTGTAGACTCATCCCCACAGAGCCCAGAATGGATCAATCAATTTGCCGATGCTGACTATTTTTACACTCTGTCAGAATGGGCAGAGGGAGTAATCAGAGAACAAGCTGGCGACTCTGTAAACCTCATTGGCAGCGTCACCATGTCTGCGGCTGATGAATTCCAGCCAGTACCCAACAAGGCCGCTCACAGGCTTGCTATGGGCCTTGACCCAGACTGGAAGATCATTGGCACAGTGATGCGAAATCAGCGAAGGAAGCTTTTCCCTGACCTATTGGAAGCTTTCTCCAAGTACCTTTCTTTTACTGGGGACAAGGATACTTACTTATACTGCCATACATCGTATCCGGACAACGGATGGGATCTCCCGCAATTGATGATGAAGTATGGGATTTCGTCAAGAGTCCTATTTACTTATTCATGTGAGGAGTGCAGCTCGCTCACAATAGGCAAATTCAGTGATACGGTAAAGCAATGCAGAAGTTGTAAAAAGTATGCGGCTAAACCATGTAGCGTTAGTAGTGGTGCAACTACAGAAGAGCTGGCCAAAATCTTTAATTTGTTTGATTTGTATATCCAATGTGCAAATAGCGAGGGTATGGGCATCAGCCAAATGGAGGCAGCAGCCTGTGCTGTTCCTATCATGTCCACCGACTATTCCGCTATGGAGTCGATAGTAAGAAAACTAAACGGATACCCAATTCCAGTAAAGACAAAGGTCCTAGAATTGGAGACCGGTTGCTATCGTGCAATTCCAGACATTGACGAGATTGTTTCTTACTGGAAGATGTTCTTCGGTCTATCTGGCGAAGACAGACTAGAGGCTGGCAGAAAAGCCCGTTCCGCCTATGAGGCCAATTTCAACTGGGACGAAGTTGTCAAAAAGTGGATGATCTCTCTGGATCAGTCCCCAAAGGCAACTTGGGATAAGCCACTTCGGCAAATCAACCTGCCACAAGATGACGCCATCCCAAAGTTCTCGAACAATAAGGCTTTTCTCGATTGGGCCATCAAGACATATGTTCCTTATGCTGGCCTGCTGAATTCATATGAGGCCAATTGTATTCTTAGGGATTTAAACTTTCAGACATGCAAGCCGAACCCGTGCGGATTCTTCTTCTCTGAGAATTCATACTTTGATCGGGTCAATCATCAGCCATTCGGCAAAGAGCATGTTCTAAAAATATTTCGTGGCAAGGCTGAAATTTTCAACTTCTGGGAGAAAGCCAGAGTTGGCATCAATAAACTCCAAAATGAGGATTGGCTACTATGATCAGTACTACGTGTAAAGATTGTGCCTTCAAAATAATGCATGGCAATGTGCAGACTGGATGTGAGCTGGGAATCCTTGATAGATTCGAAGATTCAGGAGCCACTATAACCAGATTCCACGATGACGGCAAAACCTATAAGCAAGTCAACAAGGTGTGCGTTTATCGCAGACCAGAATGGGACTGGACTGGTGATATTTATGCCGAAACCTTCATCCGGAGCACGATAGTCGTCATCCACAATGAGGGTGATGATCTAGAGTCTACCCTGAAGAGCATTGTGAGTCTAAAAACTCCCAAGCCTCCCAATGTCATCATCTGCCACACTACCGAAAACCCTTCAGAGATACACAAGATTGGAATCAGCTTCGTCGAGCCGAAGAGATTCTCTTGTGTGTACATGGTGAATTCCTCATATGATGGGTCCATCTACGACGAAGCCTTCAAGAGATGCAAAAATGGATGGATCTTCTTTGTTCCATCTGGACAATCGCTTGATTCTAACACTTTGGCTGCGATGAACCACGCAGTCAACTATAATATGAGGACTCATGTGGCAACAACTGGCCTAGAATCATACATGGCGATAGCCTACAAGTTGTTTCATGGGCATCTCGGCAATATAAGGGAAGCATTGGCCGAAATTCCTAACGCAACTCTGGATTGGAAAGAAATTGATGAAAATTATCGGCTATACATTTCCTGATAAATCGGCCAAATCAAAAGAGTTTGTCGACGAAGTGGTCGTAATAAAAGATTACTCTGAACTTGATGGGGACTACGCTATAGATCTTTCATATGGCGGTCTAGATACAGATATTCGTCCATACTTGAAAGGTGATGGAGCATACTATGGCGACTATTACGATCAATATGGAAATTACTCACTGCATAGCCAATTCCCATCTGTGAGAACTACATATCCGGGTATTGTCTACAAGGTTTCCCTCTTGAAAGAGTGTGATACCAAGAACCCACTTGAGGAGATAGCCAAAGTTGATGTAATCTCATACATACCAAAACCAATCTTCAAGATTATTGCATGAGTACATACATACTGCTTTCTGCCGGATGCGGTCGATCAATGATGACAAAGGGAGCAAAACCCCTTCTGATCTATGATGGATTCGCCGTAATAGATCACCAAATAAAGACGATCTTATCCTATGATAAGTCTGCCGATATCTTGGTGGTCACTGGCGTAGGGCACGAGAAGATCGTTAAACATGTGGAGAAACGCGGCTACGATATCAGGCTCGTATTGAACTACAGCTATAAGCTGACTAGCCAAACCGAGAGTCTGAGATTGGCCATCAATGCGTGTCGTATAGATTCTACCTACATCATTCATGGCGACATGATTTTCAACAAGCCAGCCATCGCATGCAACAGAACAAAAACAAGCATAATGCTCGATAGGGGGCAGTCGGATAAAAAAGGTGTGGGAGCCACCCAGCAGAATGGGTTCCTGATGAATCTATCCTATGGGTTGCCAGACAAATGGGCACAAGTTGCGTTCATCAGTAAAAGAGATTTCCCCGTAGTTAAAGCTGAGATTAACTCATTCAGAAACAATAAGACCACCTTTGAGTTCCTCAACATGCTCGCGAAGAAGATCAAATTCGCAATCGTGGATAAGGATGTAAAAACCATAGAGATATCGAGGAACTATGAAGAGCTTAGTGATTAGTAAACGAAACGACTTCAGAATCCAGTCATTGATGGCTCCCCTTCAGAAGATCATGGAAGTTGGCCACATGCAGACGCACGATGTAGCCGCGTTTGAGAGTTTTGATGCCGACCTTGTCTTTACTGATGAGATTGAGGCATTCCCAGATGGGTTTGATCTTAAGTTACTGAGTAAGATTCAACCATTCATTAATTTGCTTTCATACAGAGAGCCAAAGATAGAGCCCAAATATGAATCTGAAATCTCTTATGTTGGGCCAATTTCGGACATGGGTGGGGCGATGTTGGACCTTTATCGCCTTGGATACAATGTCAGAAACTTTTATGCTTCTCCATCTATGCTCCCGTGCTATTCTGGGTCTATCCCGATGGATGAATGCTGGGGAGTTTACAGGAATGCTAAAGTGAGCCCGATTCCGGCAGATGATATTGGCTACAGAGAACTCGATATCGTTGCTTCGGATGGGAATCCATTGAAGTTCACAACAAAAGATGAGTTCATCTCAGAGGCAATCAAGGGTATCAATGGCAAGAGATTTAAATACTCTATGTCCAAAAAGGTGGTGCTCGGTTCTAACACAAATTTTGACAGGCTCGCTACGATCTTGGATAAGATGGGCTTTCCTGCTGTCGCCAAGAAGGTCAAAAAGGAGAAGACATGTTTGGTGTAATTGTTCCAGACACGAATTTCTCAGAGAGATCCGTACTAGCATTTGACCAACTGAACAAATCGGTAAAAGAGATGGGCGAATATTGCCTGTTTTATGCCAATTTAAGTGCTCAGGTTAAGTATGCCGATTTTGCCATTATGAACATCACAGAGATCAACCATGCCTATGGGTGGATCTTGATGGCGACTTGCCCCAGCACTGCCGATATCCTCAAAAAAGTCCCAATAAATGCCACCAAGGCGTATTATATTATGGATCTAGGCTTCCTTATGAAGCCATATGACTTCAACGAGATGCACAAGTGTCTGTCTGGACTTGTTCTCATCACCAGATCTGAAGAGCATCAAAAGATCATCAGGAACATCTTCAATCTGGGCTCTATTGTTTTACCGTTTGACCTAGGGATTATATGCAATACGCTATCGTGAATGCTGTTAGGCTCCGAATCGCCTATCTGGATGAAAAGAAATCAGTGCCAATGATCGCTCAAGAGCTTGGGACCAATGAGACCAAGGTAAGACGAGCCTTGAAGTTTCTCGGGGTTCCCATTCGATCATATGCAGAGGCACAGAGTGTGGCTATTGCGAATGGGCAGGCCAAGCATCCCACCAAAGGAAAGAAGCTTTCCAAAGAAACCATCAACACGATTTCGGCAAAGAGGTCTCAAGCTTGGATTGATCTGCCCGAAGAAGAAAAGCAGAAATTTCGTGATGCAAAGAAGCAACAGTGGGATAATATGACCGAATCGGCAAAGTATGAGCTTCGCTCGGCTGCTTATGCCGCTATTCGAGAGTCTGCCGAAATTGGGTCCAAGACAGAGCGTTATGTTTCTGCCGCTCTTGAAGAGGAAGGCTATGGTGTTATTGTCCACGCTAGGAATCTGATACAGAGCCGGGCTTTGGAAGTTGACATGTTCGTGCCTGACCTTAAGACTGCTATCGAAATTGATGGCCCGTCCCATTTTATCGCGGTTTGGGGCGAAGATCGCTTAAAAAAGCAACAATCTGCTGATACTGTCAAGCAAGGGTTGTTGATCAACAATGGGTATGTTCTCATTCGCGTAATACAACGTGATAAGTCGATGAGTGTTAAAAGAATGAAGGATGTGTATGAATTAATTCTATTGGAACTCAGGAAAATTGAGGAAGCCTTTCCCCCTGTCGGAAAGAGATTGATTGAAATAGAAATCAAAGATGGGGTGACAAGACGGCTATAATAGGTCAGGACCAACCAAAAGGAAAAGGAAAACATGACAGACGAGATCAAAGAAACGCCAGACTACCTGTCCCATGAATGGGACTCCTACGTAATGTCGCAGTTCGGACCATCTGAACTCATGGACGGGCATCCGAATGCTGCTGGGCTACGTAGGGTGGCCGAGCTACTGCTGGGACCAATCATCGAAAGTGGCCCAACTAAAGTTTTCCCTTCAGAGGGAAATGGACCAACGCGAGCTACTGTGGTATACTCTGTAGTATTCGATTGGGGCGGAACAGGAAAAACCAGAAAATATTCTGAAGTTGCCGACGTGTGGCACGGGAACACAGACGCGATGTTCACAGCTTATGCCGTTGCTACTGCTTCAACCAGAGCAGAAGGACGTGCTCTGAGAAAAGCACTCAAGCTCAGAAAGTGTTCTGCAGAAGAAATTTGTAAGCTAGATGTGGCTAAAATTGTGGCCGAGGAAACTGTTGAGAAGATTTCAAATGAGCAAGTTAGTTTCATTGACAGCAAGTGTAAGAAGCTTGATATCAGTGTGTTCGCTTTCATTAACTCTGGGGAGAAGCAATATCGCAGCATTTACGACGTGACGAGAGATACAGCAGCAAAGATGATCAAGAAATTGACAGAGTTTACAAATGACAAGACTCTGATTGGCGAACCAATCAAAGTCTACACTGAGTGGAGGTAGGACTTTCGTCCTATACACTGACAATTATTCAAATTTCGCGGAGTGAAACGTAGCTATGAGCAGAACAGATACGCCTACATCAAACAAGATCAAATCCCCACTTAAGTACTACATCGAATTCGGTGGTGCTGAAGGTATTTGGGCCTATTGGGATGGTGAAAAGAATGTGAGGTTCGACAACCTCGAATTTGTGGTTATGGATGTTCGATCGTCAATCGGCGGATGGAGTGATGCAAACAACTGTCGTATCCGCTCCAATATGGTCAAGACCACCAAGCTTCCTTTTACTGTGAGAGCAGGACAGGTAGTTTTGGCTGAGGGTCCGTATGCTGACATCAAGAATGATGTTGTAGCAGCCGGTGGCAAGTTCGTCACCAACATCATGGCGATGGCCAAGATTGATGAGGTTTGGACCCCAGTGGACATCCAGCTATCAGGTGCGTGCCTGCGAGATTGGACAGCTTTCGTTGAGGCGAGCGGCAACATCTTCAAGGTTTATGAGGGTGTCGTATCGGCCTCACGCGGCGAGCAACAGAAGAAGGGGGCTGTGAAGTACTACACGCCAAACTTTGTGTTGTCGCCCCTCCCAGAGGGTGTGGATGCGATTGCAGATGAGTTCTGCGTCGATCAGTTGCAGCCTTATCTGAATCAGTAAAATAGAATGGTCTAATTAACGATCAGATCACATTGAAAGGGTGGCGAGAGCCACCCCTTCTCGTTGGATGAGCCTATGCTAGATTTCCTCATAGTTGGAGCAGGATGCTTTGGAGCGACGTTCGCTAGAGTTGCGACTGACCATGGCAAGAGTTGTATGGTTATCGACAAGCGGGAGCATATAGCAGGAAATTGCTTCACCACCAAGCGATACGGGATTGATATCCATGAATATGGTGCTCATATATTCCACACATCAAACGAAGAAGTATGGAATTTCGTTAATCGCTTCAGCAAATTTAACAACTACAGACATACTCTCAAGGTTTCAAATTTTGGCAAGATCTACTCATTTCCCATCAACCTGATGACGCTATATCAGATGTGGGGAGTCCAAACTCCTGAGTCGGCCCGCCAAGCCCTTCAACAGAGGCAAATTCCCTCGCAGAAGGATGATCTAGAATCCTATATTCTGTCTCAGATAGGATCTGAACTCTATGAAACGTTCGTGCGAGATTACACAACAAAACAATGGGGAACCGACCCTAAGAATTTGCCAAAATCGATCATCAAGCGTCTCCCGATCAGGCTAACATTTGATGATAGGTATTTCTTAGATACATATCAGGGTATCCCAGTCGATGGCTACACAGCCCTTTTTACCGAGATGCTTTCCGGGATTCAGGTCGAGACTGGGGTTGATTACTTTGCCGATAAGGGCAGATTAGATCGGCTAGCGAAGAGGGTTGTTTATACTGGGCCAATTGATCAATATTTTGGCTATGAGTTTGGCAGACTGGGCTGGAGGAGCCTACGATTTGAAACCGAACTCGTGAGAAGGCCAGACTATCAGGGATGCAGTGTAATGAACTATACCGATAGTACCCCATTTACAAGGATATGCGAGCACAAACACTTCACAGGAGTGTCGACAGATACGACCGTAATTACGAGAGAGTTTTCATCAGATTTTGGAGATGAATTCTACCCAATTCGAACCAAGAATGATATGATTACCTATAATAAGTATAAGATACTCGCTTCCTCGGGAAGCGACATATTCGGTGGCCGATTAGGCCACTACAAATACATAGACATGCACCAAGCGATTGGTGCAGCAATGAAAGAAGCACATGACATACTATAGATTAGTGTTTAAAAAAGATGATACTGGGGTAGCCTTCTCTGAAATTACCGAGCAGATGATAGACAAGGACACATTTGCAAAAATGAATTGGGATAGGCCAATTATCCGCCAATTTGATGGAAAATATCACCATTTCATTTCTCTTCATAGGGATTACTTAGAGTGCGTCATGGCTGGAATTGGCATATATCAGGAGCTTCTAAATGGGACCTGAGATTCAGGCTGACGATGTGTTGATTTTATCAGCATTGGTTAGGGCTTTTAAGGTCAAGACTGTGCTAGAATTAGGCGGTCTTGGCGGGTTTTCGGCCAGATGCTTTTGCGGAGCCGGGGCGAGAGTGTGGAGTATAGATATTAATCCTTTTGGGATAAACGACCAAAACCATATTATGATAACCAAAAATGTCGCCGACTTACAACCGGATGAGATTGGTGAGAAACTAGATATGGTTTTCTTCGATGCCCACTGTTATAGAGGACAAACTGAGTGCTTGAGACGCTTCAAAGAAGCATCCTTGATCACAGACAGCAGTCTGTTGGTTTTTCATGACACCGCAGGCAATCATCAGATATCAGAGAAATTAATGGTAAACGATCTTATGTCTTATGGATATTCTTGTCTGCACATACCAACTGAGAAAGGTTTAAGCGTGTGCCGCAAAACAAACATATTGGATATATCATGAATCCATGCAATTGTAGTAGTCCGGGGTGGTGCAGCCGACATTTCCAAAACAAAGATCATAAGCAGTGGCTAATGTGTCTAAAGCACGACGGGCATAGGCACAGTTTAGATTCTAAGTATGGGGTGTCTCCAGACCTTATGACTGATGATCAAAAAGAATCTGTTCAAAGACACATAGATGCGGAAAATTCACTGCGTAAATTCGCCCATGACTACGACCCAGACATCTTAAAAAGTTGTAAGATTCTTCTATTGGGCCACAAGGAAGATCAGTACTCTGGCGAGGCCAGAGATTACCTAGACTTTCTTTTACTGCAAGATCTGGATCTAGGAAGGTACAAGCAGTATCAAAAAAATTGCTTTTCTGAGTCTAGAATCTTCTTATCAGAAGCACCAGAGGCAGAATATATTGGAGTAGTTACAGCCTCATGGAATAGAAAATTTGAGCCCAATAAGATAGATGATTTCCACAACTGGGAGAACACCAAGATTCTATTCAACAGTGGTGACAAGAATCTCATTCTGGCCGCAGAAAGATCACAATTTAAGCACAATTGTATTTTTGATGTCTTTCAAGATCGGGAAAAAGTAGAAGCCTTTCAAGAGTTTGCTATTTCCATCACTGGGGAGATATGTAATTTTGGCCTATGGGCGAATCAGATTATTTGTCATAGAAGTGTTTATCTTAGATTACAAGAGTTTTATCGTAGAGTATTCCCATTGGTAGTTGAGGAAATACACTCATATGATATTGGGGTAGTTAAGTCCAAACATGGTAAAACAAATGGAATCTATTCAGGTGAAGGATTCGATAATCGCAAAGCTGGATTATTCTTTGAGTTTTTGACAAATATATGGTTCGCCTCACAGAAAGAATTCATAATTCTGCCTAATTGTACTCGGAAAGACGATTGGTATTGTCACTAATTACCATTTTGAAATTGGACAGTGCGAAGTGCTTAATGACGCCTTATGATCAAGAAAACATCCACACTTAGTACATCTCCCTTCGCTCAAAAATGGACATGCGGCACAAATAGATAGTCGGTCCTGTTTAACCTCTTCGGTCACATGCTTAAAGCCAGATTTTGCATGTTGTAGCATCGCAGATCCAAAATTCTTAGCTTGCTGCGTTAAAGAAGGCATCACCGGAGGTGATTTAGGCTCAGTCAGAACTTCAGTTGGGGCCTCAGCCGGTGCTACTACCTTGATTGGTTCCTTAGAGTCGCAATTAATAAACCTTTGCCCCGGCCCACGACATTCCTCCCACTGCTGAAAATATCCGGGATGAGTTTGGCAAAGTCTATGCTGGTGGGGCGACTTGGTTACACCATGTCGATTACACATCCCGGCCAATGGACATTCGCACCCTGTCTTCTTTTCTTCACTCATTTTCTAGTTTCCTTAGTTATACTGCTTCTGTAATTGTACAATGCAATAATGATGTATCGCAAGATCTGTATTGTTCTGCTTCCAAACATCCACAATTGTTTAAGTATTCTACTGAATGGTCAGCCTTGTCGGCCAGTGAAAAGATAGTACAATCTCCTACTCGAAGTCTCCAAGAACTTGCTAATACTTCACATAAGGTCTTAGTAGCACAGCATCCAGTTGGGGTAAGATCGCTGAAGTATAAGTAATCCCCACACTGATATGCTGACACGGTCGCGGTAGACCCTGAAATGAAGCCATCACCTCCTCCGCAGGTTTGAAAGCCTCCGGCAAGTGGCAACGCCCTATTACACGGTGGTGTTACCAGTTTGCATCCTACAGGAGTACTCGAATCGCCAATCTCGTAATTAATTGAGCCATCACTAGTAGTGTTATACCCGTAGTAACGAGTTCCCTCTGATACTGTAAAGGCCATTTGGTCACCATTGCCGGGTCCAGCACAACAGGTATAACACTCGGTATCGCAAACAGTCTGAATACCGCTACCGACGACTGTCGGAGCAACCCCTCTAGGCATTGCTAGAGTCAGACAGACTGCCGTGGGAGCAAGTTCGTAGTACCCCAATACTCCGCCACATGTTGACTGATAACATGAGCATGGGGGCGGTTTTACGAACCCTCCGCAAGCAATGCTGGGAACTCCGTCAACTATATACTCTAACATAGTAGGAGGATCAAATGGAACTTCTCTTCTTCTCAAAACAGATTCGCAACATTCAACATCCACTAAAATTTTGAATGGGTTGAATAAGCAATTGTCTCCAGATACTGCTGTAGTTTTATCAAGATAGTACCCCATGCTATTTTTGCCATCAACCAAAAATGTTTTAGGGCCATGTATACCAGCACGAATAGACAACTCTGAATGTTTATTGAGTATATGGCAATCTCCGCTTGATATCACTGTGCAACTCTTGATGTCGGATGTGTACCTGAATAGTGAACTATCAACTCCAATCAGTGGAAGATAGTCGGCAACACTAACTATTACATCATCTAGACCTACACTCTCTGTAATCGTGGTTTTAATGGTCTCGTCACAAGCGTGAATAAATCTAGTGTTTTCGGCTTCCAAAATAATGTCAGGGTATTCATCATTTTCAAAATCTTGAAATCCAGTATACCAATCTCCTAAAACTAATGAAGAGTTAGATGTACAAAGCTGTAGAGCCCCAAACCTAGATACTTTGGTGCCTACAGCGTACTTCCTACGAGGGAAGAACATCTTGTTACAATAGAAATCACTACCACATTCGGTATGATCCTGCAAGCAGCTATGGAATTTGTTCGTCCAGTCAACACCCAACCTACCTACAGGGACATTATATTTTCCAGTATCGAATATCGATGTGTCACTAAGGGATTCGCCATTAAGGCATGGGTTTGACGGAATTGGACTGGGTGTTGCAGCAGGATTACCTAAATCAATAGCTGGATAATATTTGTTGCTCGGGACGCCCGATTCATAGAACAGATTGAAATAATTCCACAGTCTATCTTGGCCAGAAGCCGGGGCTGATCCTAGTATAAAGTCCTGACTAGAATGAATCCCCTCAGAATAGTGGGCGTTACAAACTCCTCGGTAAGAAACAATACCGGTTCCTTCCAGCACTGCCTCTGAGTAGTACGCAGGAGTTACAGAATCAGAAGGAGTACAGAAAGGCACCTCAATACAGACCGTGCCTGTGCCCTCGGCGTATCTATACGCCCCTATTTGCTTAGGCTGACAAGACGGGGTGACTGGGGGACCGGGTAGACTTACTAACTTTTCCCAATTTCTGGCTCTGCTATGATATTCCCGAGCTACATATAGATTAAATGTATCGCCAACGCACTCAATTTTGTTGACTATCATTGTTTCAGGAAAACAAGATCTTAAGTTAACCGACACACTGCCAGATGAGGGGATTGGATCACCACACGATCCTTGCTGAGCGTTCGAGTCGTTCGCACAATCCCCAATGCAGGTTTCCGGCATTAATGTGGTACAGACTGTACTACCATTACCTGCACTAGAAAGCCTATATGGCTCCTGATATTCGTAATTTATGCCAGAAGCCAACATATTCGGGCCAGTATGCCAAGAACAGGCTGAATCAGCAGTAGCACCGACAGGAATAGAAGAAAAAGCAATTTGAGTATTAGAATTCAAATAAATAGGACCGACAGAACTATATTCACCAGAATAACTTACAGCTACTACAATACCACTACTAGGACTAGAAGTACAACTAATACCACTACTATACACAACAGTGCGTGAACCATTAAAATCAATCAAGGTTCGACGCATTAACTGTAAGTTACAATCACAGAAGCATGGATTCTGATATTCTACTGGGATTGCCGATGTGACATAGTCACATTCATTACATGTAATATTGGGACAGTCACAGACTTGGGTCGCAGAAGCAGCACAATAAACACATGGATAAAATCCTCCTTGACCATAGCTATTGGTGCCAGCACAGCCATATTCGCTGTAATAGGTGTTACACCCAAAGACATGATTATCGGCCAATGCTGATAGAACTGTCAGAGGGGCATTAATGGTTCCTAATAAAGTTAATTGATACAATAAGTGGTCTGGAATAAGTTCAAAAATTTGTTCATTGCCACTAGGAACTGCTACAAAACTAGCCTGTAGGCTTAAATCAGACGCAGCCGATGGATAGTGATGGCCACACCCAGCATTCATATACATCAGATCTAAAACATTTTGATTTCCAGTGACTTGGGACAACATCAAGTAATTTTTCAAGATGCCTGTTGCGTCTGGTGGAATTAAGAATTTAAATGACGCATATACAGAAAATCCGGGAGATCTCTGATACGGAACTGGAGTAAAATAATCATTCAAATAATCCTGAGCACACCCCGGAACTTCTACATAAGAGTTGTTCACATTCCAAGTCGTCCATCCCGCAGAGATGTTTGTATTTTTCAGAGGAATATTTATTAGCGGGAATTGTTGGTCCATACAGGAACAAGTATTTCCAGTGTATGGGCTGTAGGAGGCTTGAAGATCTATTCCGCTGGCTAAGCCTACACATGGAATAGTAAGCCCTGACGAGCAAGTATATGTGGGATCAAATGATACGCCCTTATATCTGCAATGATTCCAGCCATACTTTTCTCCTCTAGCATGAGAAAAGGTTGTATTGAGCCCAGAAGCTTCAAGCATCAGATTGCCTTGAGTAGCCTCTATGCTGCCGCAGCCAACGCAGTCATCCGTATGATCAATCTCCACCAAGAATGGAACTTTATCTGTTGGCCATCCATTGGCTCTGGTTGAGCAAAGATCAAAATCTAAGTATGGATACTCAGGAGGGGGTCCATCACATCCCAATCCATAAGCAATAGCTGGCTTTGGTCGGAAATATGGCGATACTACTCTTCCCTGACTGTCAGAAACTCCCCAGAATGGATAATTTCCTGACGCAGAGAACCCTCCTACCTGTCCACTCTCTAGTGTATATGGATTGTTAAATTGCCAATACATAGGCTGAGGATTTGTGGGAGCTACTCCAGTATTCCTATAATCCCCGGCTTGTACTAAGTTCGCAAATGCCGAGGTGATTACCTCTCTACGATCATGATATTCATTTCCGCAAAGATTACGAATGAACCCATAGGTAGTATATGGCTGCTTGGGA